ACTTTGTGTTACCCAAAGTTGCTGAATACACTCGCCAGTTAGAAGCGTTACTTCTGTTTTTTGTTATGAGAAGTTCTGGCACTACGCCCAAATTGTGACTAAACGTAGTGGCACTTCCCGTCCCCGTGTAGCAAACCTCATCAAAGAAGCCGGGGGCGCGGCCAAACAAATACCGGATCATTGAGATGCCCGGATCAAAATAATCGCCATCCTGATAGCTCGTGTTTGTCACTGCACCAACGCCCGTGAAACTTGTGGTTTCTGCATCAGTGGTGTTTGAAAACAGCCTTGGACCCGTCGATGTATTTGTTTGCGAGAACCCACGCAGCCTGTCATTAAACATGCGCTGAAGGTTTGTGGTTCTTCCTGTGGAAATTGCCAAGTCTGCCGTGAAACCAATGGTGCGAACCGTGCCGCTAGATTGCGTATTTGCAACAGGCGCAAACACACTCGTCCCACTCTCAGGCACTTTCATCGGGCCACGGCGGATGGCGATGTAGATATAGGTGGCGTTGTTGATGAAAGCGGTTGCTGATGTAGATGTAACACCAACAAAGCCTGTTGCAGTTGGAATAATTGATGAATAGGCACTGCTTGCGGATTCAGCACCAGAAGTGTTGGGGTACAAATCAGCGTATGAAGTGTTTGACATCCCTCGCATGACATCTTCAATAATCCAATTACCGCCACTTGATGAGTCAGTGCGCTTAACCATTACCCATTGAGGCTCATATCCTAAAGTGACTGTGACATCGCCACTAGAAGGTACGGTTAACGACCCACACGAAATCACATTGTCGTTGCCAGTCAGACCAAAGCCTCCTGCGTTGTGGGCGAATGCGTAATAAACCCAGGTGTCTCCACTGGTGTTGATTAGATCGCCAACAGTGATTGTCGTGGATGTTGGGTCTACAGTTGTGCTGTTGTTGCCAAAGCGTCTTGCAGCGTTTAAGTTATCTTGAGCGCCTGTGCCGTTGAGCTGAATGTAGTAGCCAGACGAAAGGCCGCGATGCCAAACAATCCAGCTGCCAGACGTGGTGATGTTCTTGACAATGACGCAGCCTGGCGCTGATCCTAAGTCATGCGTGATGGCTTGCGTTGATCCGTTGCCAGAGTAAGTTCCTTGCGTGAAGAACTTCGGCTGCTTGCGGAATGTCCATGAGGCGTATGTAGCACCTCCCCCGTTAGGGCCAAAACCACCTAAAGTAAAACCCGTTGTATCAAAAGATGCAATAGTGTTTTGTGTAAGCTGCGCTCCAGCACTGTTTGTATAAATAGGTTTGTTTATTCCTCTAAGAGTGTCCACTAAGTTATGATTTTGGTTAGCAGGAACACCATCTCTGTTCTTAAGCCAAACCAAACCACCTTCAGTAGATAGATCAATCCCGTTGGTGATGGTCTGCGTAGAGCCGTTGCCTGTGTAAAGGTATGTGCTGAACACATCCTCGATGTAGTTGGCTACAGCAGATACTGACGCTGATTTTCCAGAAGCAAACATTTATGATTCCTTATGGAGTGTAGTTCTGACCAACAGTAACACCATACCAATTAGTACCATCAGCAAAGAAGCTGAAAATATCTTGTTTAGATGCTGTACTTGTAATAGTTGGTGCAGTACCAGAAGGCCACTTAACTGTTGACCAAGTAACTGTCCTTGAGCCTGTAGCATCTTGCTTTAAAAACAAAACAAAAGACTTGCCAGATGTAGCCGTTGGCATTGTAATTGTTGCATTGCCTGTCAAAGTAATAATCTGAACAGTACCATTGGTTAAATCTAACGTAATAGCTGTAGAACTGTTAGCAGTAAATGGTGTCTCAACATAATTGGTGACAGTTGGGTTTGTCAAAGTCTTGTTTGTCAGACCTTGAGTATCTGTAGTGCCAACAACATCACCAGTAGGTGCAGTCTTAGCGGCAAAGGCAGCTAGATCAGAGTCATAGTCTTGCTTACTATTTATAGCCGTAGCAATGTTGTTGAACTCAGTATCAATCTCCGTACCTTTAACAATCTTTGCAGGATTGCCAGAGGTTAAGTTATCTTTACTGGCGAAGTTAGTGCTTTTTGTATAACTACTCATGATAGTTTCCCATTCTTAGCTTGGATTTCAATCTTTTGGATCGACAACTGTGACCCGTTAATATCAGACTCATAACCAGTTTGAACAACCTTACCAGTACCACTGGCAGATACTTTCAATGTATTCAGTGCAACGCCATCAGAATACTCCGCTACTACTGTTGCATTAGCACCATATTCAGCAATTCCATACTCGGCAATACCCTGAACAGGAATAGTTGTTGTCGCACTGAGATAGTTCGTCTTGAAGTCAAAGCCCCACTTAAAAATGACTGGTTGGTTTGTCCCACCAATCACGACAGTGGAAATCTTCTTTAAAACAGATGTCTGATTCACATTACCAAGGTCTGCATGGTTTGTGTAATACTGCATCCGATAAGTGGATTGATAGTCGTTATAGCCCGTATATTGACCAATGTAGCCATTCTTACCAATGTAGACAGAGCCATCCCTCAATGATGCCAAACAAGTAGGCGTAATAGAGTCCCATGTCGTTACACGGGAAGAACCATCTTGTAAGATAACTTTACTGTCAAAACAGTACACAGACTGCGTAACAGGCATCGTCAACAGATAGAAGCCTTCTCTCTCAGAGTAAACAGACTTAATGTTTGCCAGATTCTGAGAAGCAACATCACTCATCAAATCATTACGCACATTCTTAGACAAATCTCTCTCAGGAGCAGACTTCTCTTGAATGGTTCTCATCAAAGAACGAACACCACTGTTTGACAAGAAGATCACATCAGAACTGGTTGTCTGAACACTGTCTCTTGCTAAACAACCAATACCACCTACTGTGTCAGAAATAGACATCGTAGAAGGTGTAGTCGCCCCCTGATAGACAAGAATCTGTCTCTTGCCAAAGATAAACAAGAATCCATTGTGAGCAGCCAAGGCTTGTACTTCATCAGCACCATTAGGCCAAACTCTACTCGTATCCAAAGTTCCTGTCGTGCCACCAGACCACACATGACCTGCAATCAGATCAGAGAAGCTGACAGTGACCTTATCTGTACTGGTAGAAGCCACCCACAAGCGACCATAAGCCGATATAGCGAGATTCCCACTAGGAACAGTCCCTACATAGCCTGACTTCTCAGAAACCCGTCTATAAGTGGTTGTACTTACAGCAGGGTCGTAAATGATTGGGTCATGCCCTGTTTGAAAGAAATAAGTGATTCCATTCAAAGAAGCACACTGCCAATTACTAGCAGAGATGGTAGGAGCAGAACCACCCCCCCCATAGGTCAACTCAGTAACAGTAGTGCTACTCAGTTTGAATATCTTATTGTTGCCAGCAAACAACACAGTCAATGTGCCATCAGTCTGGACTAACTCATGGATCACACCAACATCGTTAGCACCAAGGTCTCCAGAAGAAGAATTAACCCTTGTCCAACCTTTTCTTGATCCAATACGACCATATTGGTCAATCACACAGTTAGTAGCAACCAAAGCAAATCCACTAGCCAAATCCAATGGACTATCCTGAGTATTCAACCCATAAAAGCCTGGTGCGCTAATGCTGAATGTTTGGATTGGTTGAGCCATTAGATAGCCTCAAAAGAGCCAAACTCAGGATAACGAGTGGCTTCCATAGCAATGTAGTCAGAAAGCATAGACTTGTAGAGCAAATAGGCTTCTGAAGAAGATAATCCACCATCCTCACCACGCTCAACCAAAGCACGAGCATAAGCATTCTGGACAATCAACTCAGATGGCATCAACACTACTGTTGAATCAGAAGAGAGAGTTGCTTGCGGAACAATGATGCTGAACTTGAGGGTATACACGCCATCAGGAACAGGAAACAGACTCACCTTGGTGTCATACGAGCCATCTACGCCATCAAACGCATAGTAGGTAGGAGTGGCATTAGAAGGGTTGCCAAAGTTCAGAAAACGATTCATGTTGGCAAAAGGAATGTTAGTCATCCCATTGTTTGCCGTATCGTTAATCACATCTTGAACACGGAACTTCTGACCTGCACCAGTCAATGAATATGAAGATGTACCAGAAGTGGTCGTGAGAACAACAGTAGTTCCCAAGATGTTCCACTCATAAGAGTCTTCAATTGCTCGTTTGGCATCGTTAACAAACTTGCCAATCAAAGCAGAATAAGTAGTCTCAGAAACAGTAGATACTGTCTCTTCACGCAGTCGCACAAGGACATCATTGACAAGTTCTAGGTAGGTCATGATCTAGTCAATCCTATTTGTTCAAATGTAGCAATCACAGAAATAGTAGAACCAGTTTCTGAGAGAGCTGAGATGTAGTCACCCTCTTCCATAAGGATGTACTGATTAACATCAATCTCAGCGTAAGTTGATTTTGCTGTCAATGTGTATTCAAAGGTAATCAAGATGCTTGTAGCAGCACTTGCGTCATACCAAGTAAAGCTAATATGCTTGTTGGATGAACCATTGTTTGAGGCGTGAAGCAATACACATTTGGCGTAATAGCCAGTCGGCACTGTATACAGCGTAGTAGCCGTATTAGCAGTTAAGTTCTTGCCGACAGATATTGGTCTCATTTATTCCTCTTAGAGATCGCTTTTGCTTTCGCTCTAGCATCTTCTTTGGACGTTGCGCCCCAAGCTCTAAGAGATAATAGGAGTCGAGTCGGCTTCCCATCTTTCATCTCAGCGCCAGGCATATTGCCCATTCGTGCTAAAAAGGATGCCCTGCGAGGGTTGTCTCCCGACTTGACTGGTGGTTTTAAATTGCCACCTGTTTCTGCATTATACGATGCTCTTCCTTTGGCATTCAAGCCCCCTTTCGGGTTTTTTCCTGCTTTTGTTTGCCAAGTTGGAGATTTCATTTCTTCTTCTTTTTAGATTCAGAAATAGCGATGGCAATAGCTTGGTCTTTAGACTTAACTACTGGGCCTTTTTTGCCAGAATGAAGCGTTCCTGCTTTAAATTCTCGCATAACCTTGCTGATTTTCTTCTCAGCCTTCGTCTTCATTTCTTGGCTTTCTTTGCCATGTTCTTGGCAGTACGCTCACCACGCTTAGGCATAGGCTTGCCAACAGCAACCATAATCGTCAAAGGCATGACCTTCTTTTCCTTTTTAGGCATCTTAGAGCTAGTCATTTTGGTTTTTCCGTACATGATCTCACCTTACAAGTTTAGTTGCTATAAAAGAAATGATGCCACCAACAACGGAGGCAATCGCCATACCGACAAAAAAGCCACCTTTGGACTTGTTTGCCATCTCTAAAAGAAGTTTAATATCTTGGCGAAGTCCATGAACTTCTGCTTGGAGAGCTTCTACTTGAGCTTCCAGTTTGCCAAACTCTCTTGGGTCAATTTCAGACATTTGCGACTTTCTTAGGTCTTCCAGCCTTCCTAATAGGGGTAGGAGGGGCTAGAACAACAGGTTTATCAGTAGATTCGACCACTTCTTCTTGGTCGATACGTACATAGCCCTGATGACCTTTCATTGAGTCAATATCATGTTGGTGAACAAATGTGACTGTCTGTCCACTTGCTAAACAGCGAAAGGTTGCCATAAGAACTCCGTGAAAAAGGGGGTTATTAGCCCCCTTGGATTAGACCATGCGTGCTACAACAATGCGAAGTGTCGAAGATGCCAAGTCAGCAGTTGAGCCAGACTCATTCTGAATGCGGAACTTAACTGTGTTAGCGGCAGAAACATAACCTGTTACTGTCAAGCCAACCAAGTCAACACCCAAAGATGCGCCAATGACCATGTCACCCAAAGCTACGCCAGGGATCGTAATATCGTCTGTTTCGCCAGCACCATCAACCAAAGAACCTGCGTCAAGAGTAGCACGAACTACCCAAGTGTCGCTAAAGATTCCACGGAACTGATCGTTACCACGGCGTGAGACTACTGCGGATGCGGTTGCCATAATAAATTCCTCCTAGATTAAGAAAAAACCCCCCCACCTGTTAAGGCGAGGGGAAATGGCAACATTAGGCTGGTACTGCCAACGCAAAAGCGCCAGAAGCATTAGCGGCAGAGCTAGTAGCGTTTGTACGCAGAGCTTTCACACCATAAATGGTATCAGCAGTAAACAATGTACCGAGGTACTCTTGTTTGTACTGAGTCTGTGAACGGATGCCCAATTGCTCAACCAAGACCATAGAGTCTTTGTGACCCATCAAGCAAATGCGGTCTGTGCCAGAAGAACCAGCGCCAGTGTCAGCATTAGATGTGGCGAACACAGCCATGCCGTACAGTTGACCGATTTCACCATTGCGGATCGCATCGCCGTTGCCAACGAATGCTTGCTCAGTGTAACGAGCCAAACCCATCAAAGTGTTGCGGCTTGAGGGTGGGATCAGGAAGAAACGACCATCCATAGGAATGTCATTGTCGTCCAAACGCTGAATAGTGCGACGAATAGCAGCATCAGTCAAAGCGGCAGCGTTAGATGATGTGCTGTTGTAAGCAGTAGTGCCATCAGAGCCGATGTAGGCTTTAGTGGTTGTATTGCTTGTAGCGTAGTCATCAGTACCAACTGTAGCGCCATTGAAAGCACGACCCAATTGAACCAAGTCTGTGTCGATACGCTTAGCCAAGGCATAACCAGCGTCTTCTGTGTAGAAAGAACGCAGTGATGTCAAAGCCTGAACTTCAACGATGTCTTCGATCAAACGTGAGTATTCATAGTGCTTGTTAATCAAGACTTGAATGTTTGTGTCGCTCTCAGCGATCAAAGTCACAGCATCTGTAGCGGCTTTAGCGGAAGCAGAACCACGAGCAGGGCTAGGTATGTTGACAGTGTCACCCTTTTTGCCTTTGAAAGACATCTTCTTGACCAAGTTGGCCAAAACGAGGTTCTTCTTATAGGCGGCAACAATTTCATCACTCCAAATCTCTGGAATAAAGTTAGCTGCGGATGTAGTGGTTACACTATTTGTGGGGGAAAAGGCGGTATTTGCCATAGTTAAATCTCCAAAAAGTTAAGGTTACTTGACTCGACCTTCAGCGTACGCAGTCATGATTTCATCAGAAAGCGCCTCGTATCGGGACGGGTCTTGCATTTTCAGCCGAATAAGGTCTGCCCTACGATAGACCCTCTTTGATGACTCTCCAGAACCACCTACATCTACCCCCGCTGCCTTCAAATTCTGCTTCCGAGTGGCTTCTCCAGCATCACTCGATTGCTTCTGTTTGACAGAGCGAAGTTCCTTGTAAGTCGATAACAGTTCATTGGCTGAATCATAGTCGAATTCTGCATCAGCTTTCTTGAACAAATCAATCCGTACTGGGCTAGATTTAACCCAATTCGTAAAGTCCTCATTTTTAGCAATATCGCCAAAATCAGGATGCTCACTAGCTAACTTCTGCTGAATCTGCGCCCTTTTCATCTCTAAAGTGGCTTGTCTAGCCGCAATGATGTCAGGGTGACTGTCAACTGTCCTTTGAACTGCCTTCTGAGGATTCTCAAAGAAATCTACTTCAGGCTCTTCCTGTCTAGTCTGCTGTTGCCTAGAACCAAGGTTCTGCTTAATGAGTTCATCGGCTAACTTACGGACTTCGCCTACTTCTTGTGCTTGCTTACCAATGAGCTTTTCAGCCTCTTGGTGCATCTTCACAATGTCATCTAAACTTTTATCCCTGTATTTCTCAGGGAGTTCAGCCTTTTGCGAAATCTTCTGCTCTTCGATCTCTAACTCACCAAACTCTTCTTTTTCATTGTCAATCAACATACTTATTTCCTTTTCCTGCCGCAATGGGTTCTAGGAGATTCAACTCGGCATAATTGCTTATGAGTTGAGTTTCTGCTCAGATTTCAACTTGTCAGTATGGCTCTTACCAAACTTGCTATAAGCAGTAGGAAAAGAACCAGACCAACCTTCTAGTCGAAACGCTGGTGCAGAGAGAGAACGGGTAGCATTAGCTCCGCACTCACACTTCAAGCCTGTTGCCTCATAAACAACAAACTTTTCTGTTTTGTGTCCGTTTTCACAGACGTAATCATAAAATTTCTTCATACGCTCTCTCGCTGATCTCTTTAAGATTTCTCAGCCAAGTAAGAATAGATAGTTCACCTTTTTTGAATTGTAGGTCTTTCTCACTATCTATGATTGAAATATTATTCAAAGAAGCAATGATTTTGTCAACATCTTCCATGAGATCAGCCCAACCAGGCGTTCCCATTGTGTTGAACCTCTCCTCATAGTACTTTTGAAGTTCGGGACTCATGCGTCTTCAGCGCCTTCAAACTCAGGCTTTTGCTTGATGATTTGATAAAGGGCCGCACGGTCTGCACCTGCTACATATTCGTCACCAGAAATCTGTACCTTGCCAGCGCTTAGTGGTTGTTTTCCTGCTTCACGGGCTTCTTTAGAAGCGTATCCGTAAAAAGTTACTTCTGTGCCTTTTCCTTTGAAGTCTTCTTGAACAGCACCAATATTCCAGTAGCTGGCAGGGATGCCAAAGTCTGTATCGACTGATTTGATTAAAGCCATTTGTTTTCCTTTTAAAAATTAGCCAATGATGGCAAGTCTGCGAATTGTGCCACCACTATCACGCACTTCAATGTAACCTGTGATAGCCGCATCTGCGGAGGCTGTACGGGTTCCAAAGCGAACAAGTCCTGTGCCTTTGGGTGTCAGGGTTAGGTCGATGTTGGTGTCGTTACCTAACGCAGAAATTGTTGGTGATCCCGTGGTAACGGCCCCAGTAACCTGTACGTAATTAACAGACGAGGACGTGTTTGTAATAACAAACTGAGCTAAACCAGAGCCTCCAGTGGCAAAGAAAAAAGCACCTGTCCCTTTGGTCTGAAGATTAAGACCGATGTTTGTGTCCGAACCCTGAGAAGAAATAACAGGTCTGTTACCAGTAGCCGCCCCTGTAACCTGTACATAGTTAACAGCAGAGGCTGTGTGGGCTACTCGGGCTTGTAGCGCACTCAATACGCCCGTATAAAAATCAATTGGCGATGTTCCACTCGCTGAAAACGACAATGATGAGTTTGTCAAAGATGGATACATCTGTGCCGATGAACCACCTGTTTTGATAACAAGTGCAGTTGGTGAAGATGTTGTCCCTGACTCCATCAATTGAAGAATATTTCCCGCAGGTCCTGCAAACTGAATTGGAATCTGTGAGTTGCCTCCGTACAAGCCTTTGATAGTAGCCGTAGCACCAACAGTCGCATAAGCCGCCGCACTAGAACCACCGCCACCGCTAAAGGTTACTGTTGGTTGTTCAACATAGCCTGAACCTGCGTTGGTGATGGTGAATGTTGGGGCTAAAGCCCATGTAAGATTAAATGTTGCACCAGAACCCGTGCCGCCTGTTACCGATGCAGGGGTTGATGGCAGTATAGAATAATTACCAAAACCACCACTTAACACAGTAACTCCAGTTACAGCCCCTGCAGACACTGTTGAAACTGTTAGAATTACTGGCGTAGTAAATGTACCGCCTACTATCGTCAAAGAATCGCCTACGGTGTATCCTGAACCACCAGAAACAACAGTTTGACCTACGGTAAGCATTGTTGGTGTTGCTGTAGCCTGAACACCACCAGCCGTTGTCGGTGCTGAAATAGCTAGGGCTGGAATAGATGTATACCCTGTACCGTTTACAGTCCTCGTAATAGCAGTAACAGTACCGCCATTAGAAATATTAACCCCTGAACTACCTGCGGCTAGGTCTATTGCTCCTGTGCCTTTGGATTGGGTTACATAACTGATATTTGAATCGCTACCTTGAGCAGATTGAATAACACCTTTAGTCGTTGCGCCACCAGTTACTTGAACATAGTTTACTGCGGAGGAGGTGTTGGTAATGCGGAATTGCTGGTTAGAAACAGAGTTATTTGTTGAAAAGCCAAGCGCACCAGAACCACCACGGGCAATGAAAGACAATGAATTATTGGATTGATAACCAGAAACCCTAAATTCAGCTCCTGTTGAGCCTCCACTTGCTGTAATAAAAGTGCCAGTGCTGCTTGGAACAAGCACACGTAATGACTCACTACCCTCAACACCACCTAAAGAAGTCTGTCCAGTAGCAGTAAGAGTTGTAAACACACCTGTAGAGGGTGTTGTTGCTCCTATTGTGGTGTTGTCAATTGTGCCGCCTTCAATGTCTACAGAGGTTTTATTCTGTGTAGCCATCGTGCCATAAGTGGCAATCGTGGCTTGAATAGCAGCAATAGCGTCTAAAACAGTCTGTGAGTCACCACCAGCACCCGTTTGGATGTTGTGCGTAACCTTCTGAATCTGTTTGGCAACATCAACAGATACAACCTCACCACAGTTAATCTCTCGACCATCTGTCAGGCTAATCACCAAAGAGCCATCAAAGTCAATCTTAGCGTCTCTTACGCCAACACCATCAACACCATCTAAGCCGTCTTTTCCATCTTTGCCATCACGACCATCTTTTCCTTGATAGCCGTCTAAACCTCGGTCTCCTTGCTCACCTTTAGGGCCTTGGAGTCCTTGTTCACCATCTTTTAGGTTGGCTACTTTGGTCTGAATATCGTAGTTTAGAGAGTCAAACTTGGCTTCAAAGTCAGACTTAATCTTCTTTAAACCAAGAATGACCATCTCGGCACTCTTACCGATGGAGGCTTGCTTTTGCTCCTCAAGATGCTTCATAGCCGCTTTTTGAAGCTCAACAACGGCAGTCATCTGCTCATCAGCAGACAATCCCTCAAGGTTTTTCAGAAGTTCCATTATTTCAGTTCCGAAGTGATGCGGTCTAGGAAGGCTTTTTCCATTTTATCCGACATTTGCATCTCTACAATCTTGGATTTGTTCTTAATGTCAGCCTCTTTGAGCATCAATTCAGCAATCTTGACCCGTTTGTCAAACTCTGCGGGTTCATTCCCCGTAGGAAGGTTCTTAGTCGCACTGGACAACACTTTAGCCTGAATCTCTTGAGGCATTAACTGCGTCTCAGTCATCAACTTCTGCGCTTCAGCACGATTCTGCTCTGCTTGAGTCGTCTGTACAGCAATCTGAGCCTGTGCCGCTTGCATAGCCAACTGTTGCTGTGCTTGTTGCATCTGTTGTGCTTGTGGATCAACCTTGCTCATCTCATCCAACATCTGAATCAACTCATATCTGTTAGACAGAGATGAATTAGCCATGATTCCCTTCAGAATAACAGGCAAAACAGGTGTATTTGGGCCAAGTGTCTGCAATAAAGAGATGAATTGTTGTTGTTCATGCTCACGAGCAATGATGCCCAATGCCGCAGTAGGGATGAACTTCATGTCAACAGTAGGATAACGCTCAGGGTCAAACTGCATATAGCGATAAGCAGCCTTCATGATGAACGGAATCATAAAGTCTTCTTGGAAGTTTACCAAGGTACGCTTGTACTTCTTGATAATCGAGGCAACAGCCATCGAAATACCACCTTGACCAGCATCTCTCGCAACAGAAGACACCATTCCCTGTGAATCAAGAGTACCTGTAGACTGCAACAGCATACGCTCAAACTCTTTGGCAGTCGTCAGGTTAGAACCATCTGTATTACCGAACTTAAAGGGAAACAGAATCTCATTTGGATTGCCGTTTGTCAGGATAGCCTTGCCTGGCTTGACCTCAAACTTAGCACCACGAGGGAGGCGTGTTGCATCCATAGCCATCATTGGGCTTGTCGTGAGAGCTAAAGAGTCCAAGTGTGAACGAACTTGGGCATCAATAGCCTTTTGAGAGTTGTAAGCCTTCTCTACAGTACCACGACCTAATAAACGATTAGGAACTGTATCGTCTTGATAAGCCAGAATTGGCCTATCTTTCATCATATAAGGGTTCTTTTCTGCTTTGAGAAGCACGTTATCGTTGGCAATCACGATAATCGCCTCAACCAGATCGGAGTAATCGTCCTGAATAGAGTCTTCAGGGAATAAATCCTCAACTTCTGCTTCGTTTTCCAGTTGTTCAATGTATTCACGTGGTACTAAGCCGTAGTACGTCAACAAACGCACCTTATCGTCTTGATATTGGCTCAGTTCTTGGGTTGGTTCAAGGTCTGTGTCTTCAGCATCAGTACCAATCTCTACCTTACGATAGATACCATCCTCTTGACCTTTAACAATCTTGTGGATAGAGACAAACTTCTCAATCGCAACACCCATACAGTCATCAATAGATGTTCCATTAGGGTCAAACAAGAAGTTCTTAGGGTTAACAGGAACAATCTTGACACCAATTCGGTCTTTTTCCTCTACACCAATAGCAGCTTGACCCATTTGACCAGGGATTGCTTTGGTAGCTGGAACATAAACCTTCTCTGATTTGACAACAATCTCACCAATACCAGTGCCGTAAATCTCTGCCATCAACTCAATTTGGTCGATAGACTTTCTGATCTTGTCAATCTTGAAGTCTTCCATCAGTTGAGCCTTAATCATGGCTACATCCAATGGGTTTCCATTTACATCACGAATGTCATCTTGTATGTCAAAGAACTCTCCTTGACCAAAGATAGCCTCCATGATCTCAGCATGACGGGTTTCAACAGCTTGTTGGGTAGCGGGAGTGACAATACGGCTACGCTCGGAATCACGGGTTTTATCTTGAGCATCCCACTCACCAGTGAAGATTCTTTCGTACTCAAGCCAATCTTCAAGAAAGTTGGTATCTCGGTAGTTTCTCCAACGATCACAATGGTCTACAACAAAGGCTACTAACTCTTTGTCGCTGTCTGTTGGTTCGTCAAACTGGTTAAATTCCATCACACCCCCGATATTATGTCTACAGGTTCCCACTCATCGGTATCGTCCTCTTCAAAATAGGAAGTGACGGCGATCTGGTCGATATAACTAAGCGCATCAGGAAGGTCGTCATGAACTCCCTGTGCAGGAAAAAGCAGAAGTTGGTCAACAAATTCATCCCAATCTTCATCCTTATTAAGGATAATTCTGCCATGTTCAAAGCGTCCTTGCAATGACCAAATGATTCTATCCGCTTTTTTTCTGTTTCCATGCGTTAAATCTTCAATATGAGCATACACGTTGTTCTTTCTCATTAGGTCGCTCAAATAGGGCAAAACAGCGTTCTTTAGCGCACCCCTCTCAATCCCAACGGAAATCGGTCTGTAATCTCTTATTGCCAACAAGATATTAGCCGCAGTCTGCCGTATATCCCACCTCCCGTGGATTATCTCTTTGACAAACCACTTACCATCCTCAGTAACCTTAACCACACAGATAGCAGACTCATCCAACCGCTTCTTAGCATTACCCGCTTGTTTGGCAACCTCTTCAAATCCCGCTAAGTCAATTGCTATGAAGTAGCTCCCATGTTGAGGCTCTTCCCCATACTTAATCCATTCTTCCTTGAAAACGTCACTTCCCGCATTGGAGAAACTCGCCATGTACTCTTGTTTAAAAGCAAAGGTACTCAGGGTCTTCTTAGCGCTTTCTATCTCTGTAGGGTCGATCAAGGGGTTATCTTGGGTTGTAAAGTGCCAAGACTTCCAGTCTGGATCAGTGCCTTCTTCTCCGAGCTTAAAGGTATCGTAGAACCAGTTTCTACCCTTTGGAGTACCGATGAACAAGGCTCTACCCTTCTTATCAGACAAAGAAGCCCGTATAACTTGTTCCCACGCCTCTGGTTTGATGTCAGCAACCTCGTCAAGTACGGCATAAGTAAGACTAACACCACGAAGGGTATCTGGTCTATCAGCACCACGAACATAGATTCTTGCCCCGTTTATCAGAGTAATGTCTAAGTTGTTTACGTGGCTATTCTGGATAACTTCTCTACCAAGGTCTAACAACAAGTCCCAAATGATTTGCCTTGATTGACCCATAGTAGGGCTTACATAAAGCACAGCAGAGCCTTGAGGACACTTTAAACCCTCTATAAGAAGCGTTACTGCCGCCATACGACTCTTACCACAGCGACGACCTGCAGCCACCACCTTGAACCTCGTCTGGTCTTTAAATACCTCTTGTTGCCAAGGAAGGAGACTAAAGTTCAAATCAGCCATACTTTGCCTCTACGTCTTCTGGGCCACTGGGGTCTGCCTCGATGATGGTTGGGGTTTCGCCTAAACCAGTGATGTTGATCGTGACTGCGCTTCGTTGGCTCTTGTCTTTCTCAAACATACTGATTGGCAGTGTGCGGTCAATGCACATCTTGAGCGCGGCCATCTGGCCTGGGTGGTCATCATTTAACGCAATCTCAATCACCTTCTGCGCCACATCCTTGCCGCCAGACCGGATCATTAACTCCTTGAGTTCTTTGAGGCGCTGGTGGTCTGTCTTGGGCAGAACCTTGGGCGGGTTGTTCGCATAACGCTGAATGGTCATCTTGAGCGAACCCTTGGGTCTGCCACCCTTCTTCTTTGCAGGGGGTGTCGGGGTTTGTTGCGTTTGTTGCGTTTCTTCGGTTGCAGGGGTGAATTCCACTTTTTTCCTTTCGGGAAGCTGGGTTTGATGGATTCTAGTCCATTTTGCTTTTTCGGTGGGGGTGGGGCACCACCAATTTCACTGGCGACCGACCACCCCCTCCCCCCCCATGCAAATCGACCAAAACCAAGGGTTTTCCCGATTTTACTTTATACAACCTCCATTATGTTAAGTTGACTTATAGATATCCACAGATATTTGAATACTTTGTTTGTACTCGTCAAGTTGTCCACAGGAAACTGTGGACAAGTTGAACAAGACCCTTGTGGATAACTGGGTCGGATCGGGGAAACTGGTCGGGAGAAAAAAGGGAAAGAGGCGGTGGGTGCATTTCGGGGGGACTTGCATACCAAACTGTATTCAGAACTGCATACCAAACTGTATACACTTTTGTGTACCGAAAATTTGTGAGGAACGCCCAAACCATCCAGCCAGTTCAGGAATGCCCTTCAAACGCATCAAAACCCTCTGTATCGCTCTCAAACCATTCGTCCGTACCATTGCCTACCTTTATGCAATCGAGGCTCTTATGCGGTCTAAAGCCTTGCATCCATAAAAATGAATAAACTTCAAGCAAATGATGAAAGCCAGCCGACATATCGCCACGGCCTGCATGAACCAAAATCTTTTTCTCTGCGGGCTTTAGGATGCGTTGAAAGTATTTTGACTTTGGATTAGCTGGTCTACCAACTGGCATAAAACAACCCCCAAAAAAATGGGTACTCACGCCGCAAGGCGCTTTCCCCGAGAGCGCAACAATCAATGGCAACTGCGCGCACACTCATCTTATCACCTCAATCTCAACCGCATACTCGCCTGCCTTGCCTGACCTCTGAACATACTGCCAATCAATCAATCCATTGCCATCGTCCACGCCAAGCCAATCAGCCACACCGTCTCTGACCGCCTTAAACCCAGACTGCAAATTATCCCCATCCAACTTCCTTGGAGCAACTCTGGTCAAAACCACAGTAACCGGAAGCATCTCCAAACCAGAAGATTGGGACACAGCAGCCAAGCTCATCCGAGTCCTCGTTCTCTGATCCTTGACCAGCTTGGCCTTCGCCGCCCAATGCAGTCTCATGTTCGCCACACTGACAATTTTCATGTTCATTCTGATTTCAATCAAACCATAACTCCAATCTCATCAAAACACCCTGCCCAAAGTACGGATGTACCGAACCCCTTTATGTACCGAACCCGAAAGGGTTATATACCCTTTCGGTACGTTTCGGTACACCAGAGGTGGGGTCATTCGGTACATTTCGGTACGTTTCGGTACATTTCGGTACACGGTTCGGTACATTTGCCATGTACCGATGTACCGAACTCGGTACATTTCGGTACAGTTCGGTACTTTTTGATTGTAACAAAATTACCATTTCGGTACATTTCGGTACAAGTCCATGGTAACTTTGTTTCATACAACCTCATTTGGCTCTGTTTTCGGTACAGTTCGGTACATGCCAGCATTCTCCAAAACCATGGATTTCTTAGTCAATGCGTCCAAACATTCCTTAAACCGGCGTGAATTTAAGCCATGGCTTTTGGCGCTTTCCCGCCATTCATCGTAGTCAACCATAGCCGCAAAGCCTTGAATCCCATCAGCTGTTCTTTTGGCTTCAATAGACACCAAAGAATTTAAAGCTATCTTTTGGTTACCCGATAACACAGCACGCTTTTGGATGTTACCCATCAGGCCCGAGATGTCCACCGCCGTCAGGTATGCACCCTTGACTGGCGCTCCATTCTTGTCTTGGATAGGCAAATCAACCTGAGTGATCTGAAAGTTTTTGGGCGCAGGCATCTCTGCATCCTTCATCTTTTTGGATTCAAACGCTATGGTTTTAGTTCCACTGTCCAACTGGCAGCGATACTCCGCATCCAGTGCGCCCTTCAAGGCCGTTGATCCCCGACTTCTATCCTTGTCAGCCACACCGGAGTGGTGAACCACCAAGACACAACATTTCCAAGGTTGGCGCAAGTAGGTATCAAGGTGCTGAATAAACGCATTCATGTCTTGGGTGGAGTTCTCATCACCGCCGTGGTTTCTTGCCAAAGTATCAATAATAATCAAACTTGGAGTTGTGCCAGCCTGCGCTGACAACTCTTTGATGCTCTCAGCCACCACTGCCGCCTCTGTTGCGTCGTACAACTGCGCTGCCCTATGGCTCTTGTACAGTGGCGCCCCATCCAAGGTCTGCCCATTGCCCAACTGCCATGCCTTGAACCTTCTTGCCAACCCGTTATGCCCTTCGCCAGCAATGTAGAACACCGAGCCTTGCTTAACCTCATGGCCATGCCAAGCACGTCCGGTGGCCACACAGCAGGCAATGTCGATGGAGACAAACGACTTACCACCGCCTGGGTCACCAAACACCTGCGCCAGCGAGTCACTCTCAATGTAGTCATCCACAATCCAGTTGATTTGGCTAAGTTCCAAGCTATCTATTCTGGAGAACTCAAACGCCAGTTTGTCCCGCATTGGGCCAGCCACGCGCTCGATCTGCTCTTTGACCGCATCCAAGCCTTGCAAGCAGTGCAGGTCGTTAAAATCTGTTGGTTTGTTATCCACCATGTCAGACTCACCAAATGATGGGTACACAATCTCACCAAACACCAAAGCAGCCGCCGCACGGCCCTTAGTGACACCAGGGTTGCCCTCCGTGAACTGATCATTATCCGCACCGATGATGATCTTCGAGCCTAAGAACATCTCCTTGGCGCTCTTGGCTACCTTGGCCAAGTTCCCACAATCAAAAGCCACAAGGACTGTATATCCCGTCGCCTCATGGATCGAAGCACAGGTCGCAAACCCTTCACCAACGAAAACAATCTTCCGGTTCCCGCGCAACTCGTAGAACCCACCCTCAATCTTGCCACCCTTCAAGAACCTTTTGTTGCCATCTGCATCAATGGTCTGGTAACTCAATATCTCCCCTGCCTGATTGATCACTGGCACAACCAGCCTGCCTGCACGATCAATCTTGATACCATGCGCCCCAACGTGCTTCCTCACAAGGTAGGGATGATCATCACTTGCATCTGCGTATGTGCCCACCTCATCCTCTGCACGTTCGGCAGCCACCGCCTGCGAAGCCAGCCTGTCAGCTTCTTTCTTGGCCTTGACTTCAGCGATCCACTTGTCATGCTCAAAGCGCTCAGTAAACGACATGGCGCGGCCTGTGTCTGCTATCCATTTGGATTCAAACACTGGCTCTTTCCAGCACCCCGCAATGCCAACTGGCACTTTGCCACTGGAGTGCAAGATGTACCAACCGTCCAATGCACCCTTCTTGGACGAAACATGCGCCACACGGTGAATCTCACCATCAGCAATGATCTCCTTGATCAGCAGGCCACTTGCCTCACAGTGCTTCCTGAACCCCTCTTCAGGGTTGATCAAGTCTTGGCTTTCTGTGGCTGCCGCAAAGCCGTTGGGGAATATTGTTGTTAGGTTAGTCATTAGATTCTTTCACTGAGTAATTTCCATGCTGTTGCAGCCACTGCTGGAACTTGTCCGTTCCCAATGGCTTTAAGTCTGTCCACTCGATAGGCCACAACATCAGCATCTCTGACGCACTTACAGGCATTTTCATGTTCATAAGGCGTGAGTAGTGATATTGAGGGCGATTTTGCCCTCCTGCCTCGAAATTGTTTCCTTGCCGTTTTAGTGTTTCCAATTTGCCAACCGCTTTCCAATCTGTTGCTGTTGGTGTAGGCCATTTCGAGGGGGGGGGTAGCTCTGCGACAATCCAAATGCGATCCCTTTGGTGGACTGCACCAACGTCTGCTGCTCCCAACACTCCCCATCGAGCATCAAACCCCATTTGGGCCAAGTCTCCGAGAACTCGTCCAAGTCCCCGAGAAGTGAGCATTGGTGAGTTTTCCACGAACACGAATCTAGGCTGAACTTCACAAATGATCCTCGCCATTTCTCGCCACATTCCAGAGGCTTCTCCATCGATTCCGGCTCCTTTTCCTGCGGCACTAATGTCGGTGCATGGAAAGCCGCCAGATATAACGTCAACAATTCCTCTCCACGGCTTGCCGTCAAAGGTGCATACGTCATCCCAAATCGGGAAAGGCGGGAGAAAGCCGTCATTTTGTCTGGCGCACAGTACGCTTGCGGGATAGGCTTCCCACTCGACGGCACAGACTGTTCGCCATCCGAGAAGTTTCCCCCCAAGTATTCCGCCACCAGCGCCTGCGAAAAGAGCCAACTCATTCACGTTTGCTCCACCAACTCAGGCCAAATGGACTGCCAACTCCCTTGGCACACCATCTGCCGAGTAACCCTGCCTTCAGTCTGCTGCTCTACCCGAACAGCCTCCCAAGCTGACATCTCTCGCCGGCCCGTCAGGCACTGGTAAAGATACTGTTCATTGATGCCAACTTTTTCTGCCAGTTGTCGGCGCTCGTCTGGTGGTATTTGTGTGTTCATAGGGCATTGACTCTAGCACATTGATAGACTCTTTTGGCAATAGGGAAAACACCTACACAAATATTTCTAGCAAAGGGCTTGACAACATCTAGCAACTCGCTAGAATTCAAAGCGTGGCAGGGAAATTGGTTCTCTGTCCATCACGCCGAAAGGCCATAGGAAACAAAATGAACGCATCTTACACAGCCCACGTAGCAACTGATCTTTATAACGCAGGCTACTCTTGCGACGGTCACCCCTTCATTGCCGAGCAGTATTACGTTGTGATCGAAAACGTAGCAGGTCGCCGCTTCCGTCACACAGCTACTTTCAACGGCACTCAAGAAGTTGTTTGCCCAGAGTCTGGCGATTCTTATTTTCCCGATCTTCGCCAAGAAGCATCTGCTAAAGCAGTGCGCTTGTCTATTCGTGTTGAAGCTGCGCTTCAGTCTGGTAAGTTTTTATCACCCACATTTTGGGAAGAAATCGATCCAGCTTATGGCTCTGACGAATACGCTTATCAAGGCACAGAAGCCAAGCGCTTATTCGCTGAGAAAGCCGCAGCCTAATTAAACCAAATGGGGCGCAAGCCCCCGAAAGCACAACATGAAACACAGCAAACATTTCTACTACCCCGAAGTCAAGAGCGCCAGGCTCACCGCCCGCGCACAAGCAGGGCTTGACCTTCTCACAGCCCTTGCCATTGGCATTAGCTTGGCCGCTTTATTGGTTGCATGGTGGTCAGCATGACTAAAGACGAAGCATTGAATCTGGCGCTAGATGCCTTGGAAACATCTATGTATCCGCAACAAAAACAATTGCAAGCCATCACCGCCATCAAAGAAGCCTTGGCACAGCCAGAGCAAGAGCCTGTGGCATGGTACGACATAGAGCATGGTGAAGCGGAAACAGTTTGGAATAAACAACGACCACCATGGGAAGGACGTTGGAAGCCTCTCTACACCACCCCATCACAGCGCAAGCCGCTAAGTGAAGAGGAGATAGGCGCAATCCTTGAAGGTGTTAACGCCTATGGCACACGGCTATATACATTTGCCCGAGCCATTGAAGCCAAACTTAAGGAGAAGAACAATGGATGACGGCTATTACTGCGTTATCTGCGGGCGGTACATCGAGGCCGTTGATGGTGTGGTTGTGCATGACGCTGTGCCGCACCCAGACATGGCGTTTGATGACGAGGAGAAGCCACAATGAATGAGCAACTGATGACACAAGAGGAGCTGGCATTCCGGTGGAAGATCAGCGAGGCGACACTGGAGCGCGACAGATCGCTCAAGCAGGGTGTTCGCTACCTCAAGATCGGCGGACTGATTCGTTACAGACCGCAAGATGTTCTTGAATATGAGGAGGCTTGTATGCACGAACCGAAAGCATCCAAACTCAAGGAGAAGAACACATGAACCCCACACCTGCCTGCCCCCAAGGAATCATTGAATTTGAGTGCGAACTTGAAGGCGTTGATTTAGTCTGCCACTTGGAGTACATCCCAGAAGAAATTGGCGCATTAGATAGCCGTGGCTTACCTAATGAGCCTGACTATGGCGAAACTATGGAACTTGTCAGCGCCTACATCAAAGGCACTGACATTGACATTGGCCACTTGCTCTTGCAGGGCCTTGTTGATCACATCACAACCACCGCACTTGAGGACTATAAAAATGACGATCTCTGAACTGGCAGCACAACTGCGCATGGCCAAGCAGGCCGAGAACGAAGCCAAGGCCGAGCGCCTACGCATTGAGACTTTGATCACCGAGCAGTTTGCCAAGCCCGAAAGCAATGAAGGCACACACAACGATGAGGAGTTCTCAATTACTTGGAAGCTAAACCGCACGGTTGATACTGACCGTTTGGCCGCCGACTATGACGATCTGTCAGAAAACGCCCAAAGAGCATTTCGCTGGAAGGCCGAAGTTAATCTGGCATACCTGCGCTCCCTCTCCGAAATTGACCCCGCTGCCTACAACAAGGCAGCAGTGTTCATCACTAGCAAACCCGCAAAACCATCCATTGAACTGAAAGACTAACATGGCATTCGATCTCTCATCCATCTCCAAAACCAAACGTGTACGCTCACCCAAGATTGTGGTGGTCGGCCAAGGCAAAATCGGCAAGACAACATTCGCAGCCATGGCGCCCAACGCCATTGGCATCTTGACCGAAGACGGCGCTGATGCTGTGGACGCAAACGCCTTCCCATTGGCGGCCAGTCTGCCCGAAGTCTATGCGGCCATTGACACGCTGATCAACCAAGACCATGACTTCCAGACCCTATTCATTGACTCGCTTGACTGGTTAGAGCCAATGATCCAAGAGTATGTGTGCAAGCAGAATAATTGGAAGAACATTGAGCAGCCAGGCTTTGGTAAGGGCTACGTCGCCGCCGCCGAAGAATGGCGCAACCTTCTGTCTGGTTTGGAAGTCTTGCGCTCTGCCAAGGGCATGGGCATTATCTTGATTGCTCACGACAAGATCAAGCGCATTGAAGACCCGCTAACCGAAGGCTATGACAGCCACGTTCTGAAACTGCACGACAAGGCCGCTGGTCTTGTACAAGAGTGGGCAGACGTGATTGGCTACGCAGGCTACCGCATCTTCACTAGCAAGACAGACGCAGGGTTCTCTAAGAAAGAAACCAAGGCTACCACCACTGGTGAGCGCATCTTGCACGTTGAACCCCATCCGGCTCACTGCGGTGGTAACCGCTTTGGCCTTCAGAATATGCCGCTTGACTGGACGGCATTCCAAGCAGCGCTTACCCAAGCGCAATCTTGATCACCCCAGTTCGTAACTTAACTTTTTAGGAAATTTATCATGGCTCAGTTTAATTTTGACGCATCCCAAGTCGCCCCCCAAGCATCTTCAGGCCCACTGCCTGCGGGTGTTTATTTGGCTCACATTGTTGAGTCTGATGTTCAGCCCTTGAAGTCTGGCAACGGCGAAGGCTTGAAGCTGACTTTCGAGATCATTGATGGCCAGTTCAAAGGCCGTAAGGTTTGGGAGAACTTGAACATTCGCCACACAAGCGAAGACACTCAGCGCATTGCCCAGAGCCAGTTGTCTGGCCTTTGCCATGCCGTGAACGTCATCAAGTTGATGGACACTGCTGCCCTTCACTTCAAACCAGTTCGTATCAACGTGACTGTGCGCGAAGCTGTTGGGCAGTACAAGGCAAGCAACAACATCAAGGGCTACGAAGCCGCAGGTGGCGGTATCAGCGCACCAGCTGCTGCACCAACTGCACCTACGCCTGCCGACACCCCTGCATGGCCAACAGCCGAGCAAGAGGCCGCAAAGTCCAAAACACCAGCTTGGGCACGTAAGTAATGGCCTTACTTCCACAATCAGTTATTGATCCTGTGGCCGATGCCATCTTTGCCCATTACAAGGCAAAGTTTGGCTCGGAATCTCAGCGCCCTTACCTTGGCGCCTCTGCCATTGGTAAGCCTTGCCTGCGCCAGCACTGGTACTCTTTCCGGTGGTCAAAGCCTGCCGAGTTCTCTGGTCGCCTATACCGAGTGTTTCAGTCTGGCCACTTACAAGAGCCGCGTGTCTATGCTGACTTGTCTAGCATTGGTTGCACGGTCTACCAGATCAACCCTGCCACGGGCAGGCAGTGGTCATTCACAGAACCCGCCACTGGCCACCATTTCCAAGGCAACGCCGATGGCATCATCACTGGCCTGCCGCAAGCGCCTAAGTCTCCGCACCTGCTAGAGATCAAGACTGCATCTGACAAAATGTTCAAAGAAATGCAGAAATTTGGCGTAAAGAAGTCCAAGCCCGAACACTACGCGCAGATGCAAATATACATGAAGTGGTCAATTGATCAGTTTGGGGAAGATGGTTGCCATCGTGCGCTTTACTTTGTGGTCAACAAAGACAACGATGACATCTACACCGAGCGTTTGGAGTACGACAAGTGTGAGGCACAGGCCATCATCAACAAGGCCATGGCAGTGATCACCGCACCCGAGCCACCAGTTGGAGTTTCTACCGACCCCACTTGGTTTGAGTGCAAGTTCTGCGACTACCAAGCTATCTGCCACGGCACAGACGTTCCTGCGCCAACCTGCCGATCATGCGTTCATGCCACACCAGAGTTGGACGGCGATGCCGCTTGGTCGTGCGCTTCCCATGGCACAGTCTTGTCAGAAGGAATGCAGCGCAAAGGTTGCAATGATCACCGCTACATCCCCATCTTACTTGCCAAAACAGGCCATCCAGTTGACCTTGACCAAAATGATAATGTGGTTTACAAAACGCCAGAGGGCAAACAGTTTGTCAATGGCGACCCAGATAAGAACCCCGATCACATCAGCAGTGCTGAAATTCATGCCTGTGCAGACAAGACCGCCTTGGTGGATGAGTTTGCCCTTGATTTACGTAAACAGCACAATGCGAGGTTTGTATGAAAACACCATCAATTAACAAAATTACATTGCGTGACTACTTTGCAGGGCAAGCTCTTGCTGGCGATCTCGAACAAGGAGCGCACGATAGTAACTACAAATGGTGGCATGATCCTTCAAAGATTGCACAAAGGGCGTATGCAATTGCAGATGCCATGCTTGAGGAGAGCGACTTTGATCCTTCGTGAGTATCAGTCCCGCGCAGTCACAGACCTGTTTGCATGGTGGACTAAGCACCAAAAGGATCACGACATCCCCTTGCTTGTGCTACCTACCGCCGCAGGCAAGTCGGTGATCTGCGCCGAGATTGTGCGCCAAATGTGGGATCAATGGCCTCTTTTTCACCCGCGCACTGTGGTGCTAGTTCCATCCAAGGAACTGGCCGAGCAGAATGCGGCCAAACTCAGAGCCTTATTGCCTCACACCATCAGCGTTGGTTTTGTCAGCGCTAGTCTTGGAACAAAGAAGTACAACGCCGATGTGATTGTTGCCACCATTGGCAGCATCCACAAGGCCGCACACTTGCTTGGCAACATCAAGGCCGTGGTGATTGATGAGGCTCATCTGGTGAGCCAGAAGGCAGGCGATGCAGGGATGTACCGCACCTTTTTGTCCAAGTTGGGTGAACTTTGCGAGTTCAGAACTGTTGGCATGACCGCCACGCCTTTCAGGGGCAATGGCGTTTGGCTGACCGATGGGGATGAGCCATTGTTCACTGGCATTGCCAGTCGAGTGTCTATGCGTGAACTACTTAATGCCAAGTTCATTGCGCCACTTGTTCCGCCTACTAAACACATAGAAACCCGCATTGATGCAAGCCACGTTGGCATCTCAAACGGCGACTACAAGGTGGGCGAACTATCCCGTGAGGTTGAGAAATACCTTGCCAAAGTGGCCATAGAAGCCACCAGAATCGCCTCAGAGCGCAAGAAATGGATCGCCTTTACACCGAGTGTCGCCAACGCTGAAAGCCTGTCTGACAAGCTAAACAAACAAGGCATTGTGAGCGCCGTTGTGTGCGGTGAAACGCCAAAACAAGAGCGCGAAGACCTGATTCGCCAGTTTAAGGAACATCAGATTCACTGCCTAGTCACCGTGCTGGCGCTCTCAGTTGGCTTTGATGTGCCGGACGTAGATTGCATTATTTGGTGCAGGCCAACGAAGTCGCCAGTGCTTTATGTGCAAGGAATGGGCCGAGGCACTCGCATTGCAGACGGCAAAGATGACTGCTTGGTGCTTGACTTTACTGACACAGTTGAGCGCTTGGGGCCAGTGGATACCATCCAAGGCAGGGCTAAAAAGAGGTCAGGCCCACAAGAGGCGCCCTACAGCATTTGCCCAGACTGTGGTGAACGCAACGCACCAGCTGCGCTTGTGTGCATCTATTGCCAAGGTCAAATCAGAGAGGAAGAAGAGGCCGCGCCAATGGATGCCAAGGTTTCATTAGCAGCGCTTTTGTCGAGTGCAAGTGAAATTGGCGAACTAATTTGGCATGATGTGACCAGAGTTGACTATGCCATCCACAGAAAAGAAGGCAAGCCAGACTCGCTAAGGGTTGACTACTTTTCTGGCTTGCTTCGCACTGCCAGTGAGTGGGTTTGTTTTGACCATCATGGCTATGCCAAAGAAAAGGCTTACCAATGGTGGGCTAGAAGAAACCCTAATGGCATTCAGCCAAACAATACATTTGTGGCATTTGGTTTAAGCAAGCAATTGTCATCACCATCACGTATTGCAACCCGCAAAAATGGAAAATACACAGAGGTAAAACATTATGAATTTGACAGAACTTAACGCCATCAAGAGGCATCTGGACAGCCAAGTCAAACAAGTCAACACTATCCAAGTCAATTGCCAACAGTGCAACAACTTTGAGACAGGTATTTGTAAGCAGTTTGGAGCAAAGCCACCGCTAGAGTGGATTACCGGCACGGTTCAGTGCGAACACTGGGAATGGGATCACATCCCTTTTTAAGGAGACATCATGTTGGAAAAACCACCATATTCAAAGATTAGCTACCCGTCAACTCCCACCAAAATGGGCAAAGATGGCGTTGTAGAGTTTAAATGGGAGTCGGGCGCTGATGTGCAAACACTTTGGCGCAAGCATGGATGGACACCGCCTAGTGAGGGCATGCCGCCCCCACCGCCCGAGCGTGATCGCCTTGTGGATGTACCTCTTAGGAGAGTGCGCTAATGATGCCTGCCATTCAAATGGGCCGAGTCACGCCCGTGCATCGACTAAAGTTTTGCACCAAGTGCCAAGCTGATAGGCCGCCAGAGGGCGGGGTTGATATGGGCGCAAAATGGAACTGCCAGCTTTGCTGGGTCAGAAGAACAACTGGTAAACACTTAAGAC